CCCCGCCCTTGCGGGCGGGGCGGGGGTGGGGGTCAGATTGCGTTTTCCGGAAGTTTGTCGAGGTAGTCAATTGCCGCATACAGTCCCTCAGTGGTGTAGGGGAAAAGCTTCTTATAGCAGTGAGCTGGATAGTGGTTTCCGCGCTTGCGGTAGTCCCTACGGATTTCTTCATCGGTCTTAGGAACCTCCCAGTGGACGCGGATTGCTCTGTGAATGTCTCCCGTGCGTGTGGTGTACACGTCGAGGTTGTTGGTGATGTAGAGCTTCTTCTTGGTACCCATCATGTTATCGAAGATTTCGAAGAGGTTGAATCGGAGGTTTTCGGTGGTCATTTTGGTTTGTCCTTCCTTGTTTGGTTGATAGTTTTATAATACATCACTTGGTTATGCGACACGCCGACGTTCGACAAACACGCCCCAACACATCGGATACTTCAGCGGCACAAGTCGGGACACGCGATAATCAGCGCCATAACGCACTTCGGCAAGCCGAGCGATAACCGCGTGTGCTCTCTCCCTTGCTTCGGCAATCCGCTTGTCATAGCCACGTTTGCGTTTCTCCCAACCGTCGCTAGTCCTCTCATATACCTCCCATACGACACCGTTTTCCGAATAATGAGACTGCACGCGATAATCGTAAGCGTCAACGTTCCTATATTTCACCATATCCCCCTTTTTAGTACATTTCCGCGATGTGTCGAGTGAACGCGCATACGCTGACTGCCGTCATATAGCCGCGTAATCCCGTCTTCCTCGCCATGAGAAGCCACACGGGGAAAGTGATGAATGGTGCGAGACACCAACCACATGTAGCGAGATTACGCAGACTGAAGGCTTGCAGTGCTTCGCGTCTCTGCCCCTTCGTTTCGTACTGCGTTTCGACTGTGTTGAGAGCGTCTAACCATACTCTGCGCGCATTCTTTAAGGACATGCCGAAACCGTCCGTTGTCTGGATGCAAGTATTGAGGTACCCGGCGACTAGTCCGGCCTGCACTGCCTTGTTCATTTCTTTGCTCCTTTGCGGTAGACGTAGAGTGCCGCCAGCATGCACGCGACACCGATAATATTGATGAAGTTCATGTTTTCGTTCGCGGATAATACGATTCCGAAGAGAAAGAGTATTGCCACGAAGCCGTCGTTTTTGTTCATTGCTGGTTCCTTTCGATTGGTGCCCCGCCCTTGCGGGCGGGGCGGGGGTGGTCATTCTCCGATGATTTCCGCAAACTTGTCGGTGAGCCACTTGAGGTATTCTTTTCTGGTGTTGAACTTGCCTTGTGCATGTTCGGTACCGTTCCACCATGCTCCCGTGGTGTTCTCGTTCCACCATGTTTCGACGTTTACCGTGCCGTCTTCGTTGGTGGTGGCCTTGATGTTGTATCCCTTGAAGCAGTTGGTTTCGGTGGTCATTTTGGTTTGTCCTTTCTTTGTTTGGTAATTACATAATACACTACTTGTGTACACGACACGCCGAAAAATAAAAAAAAAGGAATCTACAAAATTTCTTCGTAGATTCCCTGAATTTTCATCGACTGCAATACGCTAAGCACTGCACCTCAAGCGCATCTACATGACGGTAGCACACTCCATCAAACACGAAAAAAGGCGCGGTAGAATACTTGTGAGCCTTGCGCAAAGTCCAGTAACGACTGTTACCCGGCTGAACTACCATGAGAGCAACCATAACGCCCGTTTTCTTCTTGATTCGCACCACCATTTTTCGTAGTCCGTCAATCAATTCCCGGTGCTTGCATCCCGCGCAATCATCGAAAACCGCGTAAATGACACGTCTTGAAATGCTCACCAATCCACACCTCCCAGTTTTTGCAGTCCGTCAATGAGTGCCAATGTCTGCAATTCCTTTGTCTCCTGCGCTTCGATTTCACTTGCAACGCTCTGCCGTTCCACCGCGAACACCTCATGTTGCAGACTGCCATACACCCTATCATCGAACATGGTGAAATACACCGTGTGCAAGTCAGGGTTGACGACAAAATACTGAAGCACTTGAGACTGATACTGCTCCGGAATGAAGTCGAACTCCCGACGCGTTTCCAGAATCTCCGGGAACAACTTGAGGGCCAACGACTGCAATTCATTCCGCTGACTATTCGGAGTTTCCGAATAGTTGAGCATCTGGTATACGCGGAATGGAACAACCGTTTGAAGATGGTATTTCGTTCCCAGACTTTTCGCTTCGAATGCGAACGTGGGATTATGTTCCAGCCCGTTAAAGATTCGCGGTTTGGCGTGAGCGTCAGGACTGACCGCAATTCGGTCATCCACGTCACTTACCCACATTCCCGTGTCAAACTCAACTACGTCAGGCGAAATGTCGAATTTTTCGCACGCCATCATGATATTAGTGTTTTCCAAACGGTGACCGCGTTCCATTGGCGGTTCCCCGTCCGGCTGTTCCGCAATCATATCAGCGAGGAACTGCCAAAAATCAAGGTTGACTTTCAACCGTTCGTTATCTCGTTTTGCTTGCCGTGCCTTCTCTCGGTATTCTTCGGCCTTTTCTTCGGTCTTTGCCTTGTCTGCCATGGCTTCGAGTTTGGCTACGTCCTTTTGGGCGTAATTTTCGAGCGCGAGTGTTCCGGCTTTGGTGCCCGTGATTTTACCAATTCGCGCGTCCAACCATGCTTCAGTGTCCTGCGCTTGAGAAACGTTCAGAATCTTCATTTTAGTTTTCCTTTCTTACCGGTAATCCGTTTTCCGTTGTTGCGAACATGTATGCTTTCAGCAGTGTGTCCGCTATTTTTTGCCGTCGTGCGGGCGGGATGCGTCTGAGTTTGGTTTCCCAGTGCGCGACTTGGCATTGGCGTACACCGTACATTTTTGCTATTTCACGTTGGCTGATGCCGAACGCGTTGCGCAAATATTTCAACAATTCGCTATCGTCCAAAGAGTCAAGATAAGTATTTCGACTGTTGACGGTGCGGAGATTGTTTTCGTGGTCGAGCGTGAATAGATTACCGTTTTTTGACTGGATAAGGTAGGCGTAAACGTCTTCCTTGATTCGGTATTCTCGCTCTCCGGCGACGGTTTTGAATGTAATGGGCATGGCTCCCGGCCATAGTGTGAGTCTCATTTATCCTCTCTCTCACGCAATCTCTTCATCATAGAAGACGTATGCGATTCCGTTGACAGTGTTGAATTTTCCCTGCACAACGTCTTTGTAAATTGTCGGTTCGATTTCAGCCAAGTAGAGCAAGTCTAGTGCGTCCTCTCTTGAATTTGGGTAGATTGCGATTTGTGGCGTGTAGTCTTTTAGTTCAATGTCCGGTGAGTCTTCAGCCACTTCGTCGAGCTTGGTTAGTGTCTCTTTAAGGAATGTGACGTATTGGGCAAGGGCTATTGTATCTTCCATTATTGTCCCTTTGGTTAGGGGTGCCCCGCCCTTGCGGACGGGGCTGTGGTTTGGTTTAGAGTGCGTGTTCCTTGAGCAGTTCGGTGAATTCGTCGGAGTCTACCTGCACATAATCGGTGTAGCCGTTCATGTCGCAGATGTCGCGGAGGTCTTTCGCGGCTCCGTAGGTATCCCAATCGCCGTCATCCTGCCCGCTGTTTTGAAGGTAGTTGACGATGTAGGTTTCTGCTGTGCTGAGGTTGATTTCCATTTTGTTTGTCCTTTCTTTGTTTGGTAATTACATAATACAACAGTTTTGGTTACGACACGCCGGACTAGAGATAATCCATGACAACGAAACCAATACCCGCCAAACCAATAAGGATGTTAGCCAATGCGAGAAGAAACATAAGACTATCCTCGCATTGAAATGCCACTCCCAAAGCGACAGCGGCCACAATCGTAAGCACTAAGAAGCCACAGAATATAGCAACCTTTTTCACTTATTGCCACCCTTGTTGATAGCCTGACGGAGAAGCATAACGTCATGCTCGGTCAAGTCCTGAGGCTTACGCACCTCATGGCCGAACTGTGATGCCAGAGCGCTGACGTAGAAGCCCAGATTTGTTCCAGCGGCCTGAGCCATGTCGTTAAGTTCGTTGACTTCTTGTGCCGTGGCCTTACGTGGTTGCTTTGGGGTGGAATAGTCGCGCATGGCGGCACCGTCGTCGTCCTTGTCTGGGAAGATACCAAGGGCGGCGTAGAGGGAGTAGCGTCGCGCGTAGGTTACTGCGGAGCCGATTGCCTGAGGGTCGGGCACCACAATGAATGGATAGTCGCCCACGTTCAGGGTTTTTTCGGCGTCGAAAATGATTGTTTCTACCGTACCGTAGTTCACTTTGTCGCCTACCGCGCCCATGCGTACCACCTGCCGGAATGCCAAGTCATACTTGGCGAAAATAGGCTTGATGGTTTTGAGAATGGTAGCAAGATTAAGGTACTTGTAGGTGCGTTGTCCAGCGTTGGCTGTCAGGTCGGTGACGAAGTTGGGGACTTCGTTGAGGACTGCCATATATTTTTCTTCGAGTTTCATTATTGTTTCCTTTCATTAATGGTGCCCCACCCGCGTGGGCGGGGCTGGATGTCGTTTATAATGCGTTTTCGGGGAGGGTGTCGAGGTAGTCTATCGCATCGTACATTCCTTCGGTGGTGTATGGGAAAAGCTTCTCATAGCAGTGACTAGAATAGTGTTGGCCGCGCTTGCGGTAATCCCTGCGAAGTTCTTCGTCGGTCTTGGCGACTTCCCAGTGGACGCGGATTACTCGATGTATGTTTCCCTTGCGGGTAGTGTACACGTCAAGATTTTTGGTGATGTAGAGCTTCTTCTTGGTACCCATCATGTTATCGAAGATTTCGAAGAGGTTGAATCGGAGGTTTTCGGTGGTCATTTTGGTTTGTCCTTCCTTGTTTGGTTGATAGTTTTATAATACATCACTTGGTTATGCGACACGCCGAACTAGGCAAAATCTCACCCAAACGACTCAACCCCCGCGCGCTCTCAAGACCACGGAACCGTTTAGCGGATTGCGCGGACTCTTCCAAACCACGCCCACTCAACCGATTCCGCCGATACTCCCAACTCGCATCACCCTCGATACCAAGTGCGGCCATCTCCCGCGTAATGTCGCCTTCGGATGGATTATGGTCACGTTTCCATCTGCGCCAAAACGCGTTCAGGTCGGCGGGCATGAGATACGGGCGCTTCCTCGTGTATTCCGGGCTCGCAAAAAATTGACGTATGGCTTCCTTCGCTACGTCAAGCCGCATGTCAGTGGCTAACGCTTCCGTCCATGCGGCCACCTGAATATCGGTCACAAGACGATTATCGAAAGCACTGGCATAGGTTAGGAGCGCTTGCACTTGCAGTTTATTCATCCTCGTGCCCCTTGAATTCCAATTGCATCAATTTTACACTTTTTAGCATGCCGTCCAAGTCACTTTTTCGAAGGTACATCCAGAAAAGCCCTTCCGCATATGTGGTGGCTTGCCGAGCAAGGTCTAACATGGTGTCCATGTAGAGACAGCACTTGCCCACTTGCATGAGATTGTGCGCGTCCAATGGTTCGCCATCGATTTGCAGACGGCATTTCTCGCCATTGTCGATAGCCCTCTGTAGATACCATTCTGCTTTCTGTAAGTCTTCGAGTGGGCGCCCCTTGAGTCGGTGTCGCCACACGTATTTTATGGCGTTGCCTACGCAAAAGCTGTGATATTGCGCGACTTCAATGCATTCGCAAGGTTTCGTATCGTCGGTGTAGTGTGCTGGATGATTAACGTTGTCCATGAGTGTTTCCTTTCAAAATTGCGGTGTGATTGAGTCCAGAAAATCGTCAAGGTAAAGTATGTAGTCTTCTTGGGCGGAATCGTGCGCCTGTGTCTGGTAGTCACCGTGTTGCCATTGGATGCCGCTTGAGAATTTCAGTCGCCTGATTCCAGCAAGGTACACGAGTATCGTATTGTGGACTTTATCAATCGTCCAGTTTACGGGAGCTACAACGTCCATCATGTAACTTTTAGATTGCGCTCCGCTTCTCTGCCGGTTTTCTAAGCCTTTCCACGCTAACAGCCATACTCTGTAGCGTGCTATTTTTTGGTTGTCTTGTATGGTTAATGCGGTTTCAAAGATTGCCGTGTCTTCTTGCTTGACGCAGATTGCAACGGAATGCATGTCATACGGGGGTATATCGTTGAATAGTGTCAGCATTTTATTTTCCTTCCAATTGGGTGCCCCACCCTTGCGGGTGGAGCAGGTGTTTTTTCATGCTTTGCGTTCGTAAACGTCTACGTCATAGCCACCTTCAGTGGTGTAGTCCGGCTTGAATTTGCCGAGCCGGTAGCCTCGTTTGAGCATTTCAAGTCGGAGGGTGAATAGGATGCCTCCCACACGGTTCAGGTTTTCAATGTCGAAGTTGATTCCGTTATCGATGTTGCGGACGTGTGCGGTTGCGTTTTCTTCGTCGATGATGACGTATGCGTCACAGATGTATTCACCTTGGTTGTACGGCTGGAGTTTAACCATTTTAGATTCCTTTCTTATCGGTTGGTAATTACATAATACACCACTGTTGAGTACGACACGCCGGAAAACAGAAAATGCCCGCCGAAACAAATCAGCGGGCATAATGAGAATCATTATCAATAGGCGAACTTGACCGGCACTAGCGGGAGCGCCCCAGCACCAAACGTCGAGACAACAAGAGGCCATGTAACATGCAACGCGGATAATCCATCGCTCCAAACACGGTTTAGCGGCTCAGTCCCATACTTTCCGCCATCAAGAGTGGGACGGCGCACACTCCAATCACCATTTCCGTCATGGTAGAGCAGTGTGCCTGTCTGGGTGATGTAATAGCCCTCCTCCGTTGGTATTCCCTGCATTGTCCTCATATTTTCTGGGAAACGATAATTGAGTGCGTCTTGCAATGCTTTCATCTCGTTTTCATCCCGGAACCTTAGCACGACCTTCCACCCGTCTTCCGTCGTAGTGGCAGCCAAGTCTCGCAATGAGTTGATAACAATAGATTCCGGATTCGTATACGCTGTGACCTTAATCATTTTTGTCCTTTCACTGATAAATTGGGGTGACGCTCACATGAGTCAGCGGGAACGCCTTGGCGCCAAGCTTCTTAATTACCTTGAGCCAATCGGTCTCGTAATCGTCGTTTTCTCCCAGCCAATTACAATGCGCTGGGCTGGTATATGGGTCTCCCTCGTCGTATGCTCTGATACTCCAATCGCCTTCCGTATCCTTGCATAGAAGTAGTCCGGTGGAGGTAAGGTATAGGCCTTCTTCTTCGGGCTCCTTGAATTTCTTGTCAAGTTTGATATTTTCCGGGAAAATATTGTTTAATCCGTCTTGGAGTGCCTGTAAATCTTCCGTGGAGTAAAACCCAATGTCCAAACACCTTGTATGGTCTTGGTTGAGTCGTTCGTTTATGGATGCCGATTTAACGCCATCGATACGTAGGCTGTTGATGCCATTCTCGTAAGCGCAACGGGATACTGTGATACTCATTTTTTGTCCTTTCATTCTGAAAACGGGGTAATGTTTACACGAGTTAGTGGTAGTGCGACTTTAGTTAATTTTTCGATGACATTTTGCCATTTCTCGTTGATTAAATGTAAGTGGGTTGGGTCCCATGCCAAGTATGGTGTAGTTGAGTCTTTGAATCGTATGACGCTCCACCCCCATTCATCTTTTAAGAGCAGTATTCCAGTTTGCGAGAGGTAATACCCTTCTTCTTTTGGTTCTCTGAATTTTTCGTTTACTCTGACGTTTTCGGGGAAAAGATTATTTAACTCGTTTTGGAATTCTTTCAAATCGTCCAAGTTGCTGAATTGCAGTCGCACGGTGTTCGTGGGATTGCATTTGCCTCGTTTTGCCCCGTGAATGGTCAGTGTTTCGCAGTCTTCGAATGATTGGTGGCTTACTTTTATTGACATTTCATGCCCCTTTCATTTGTTGGTTATTTTACATTATCGATTATACATGATTACGGGTGCGACACGCCGGACTCAATCTGGAAGCCGAAGAGGTCAGTTTGCGACTGCATCGCTTGAGTGAGATTCTGCATGTTACGTTCCGCGTTCGTGGCGGGCTTGCGTGCTTGCGGAGGGTCTGGGCGGTATTCATCATTCCATCGTTCGCCGTTGAGCCATGTGGCGAAATTTGGAATAAACCGGGTTTCCGTGTTGGCGCACTGCGCGGCAAATGCTTGCACCTTGGCTAGGAGGAAAGCACTGTTCATGCCTACTTTTGCTTTACGCCATGCCTTGTAAGCGGCCATCTTGGCCACATGCTTCGGGTAGATTGTCCACAGTTGTTCGAACGCTGTCGGGTATTCTTCGCGCTTATGTGGCGATTGTTCCGTCGGTGCGGGTTCGCGTGTGGGTTCTACCGTGGTAGTCGATTCTGGAGCTTGGTAAAGCGTTTTATCAAGCGTATCAGGCTTATAGGAATCAGACTGGACATTACGTTCTTCGGTGGTCACATGGTAGACGGTTGATTTACGCACGCCATTTGCCGCATATCTTGGCTCACGAGTAATAAGCCCTTTGGCCTCTAGCGATTTCAGCGCGGTATAGACGCTACGTTCTCCGCACATTGCTTCTGCGGCTATCGTGGCCACTGACGGGAAGCACTGCCCGTTATCGTCAGTGTGGTCTACAAGAACGATGTAGACGAGTTTTTCCAAAGTGTTGTCAAAGTGCTTTCCTCTGATGACCCAGTGGCGCATAGCACAAAAACCTTGAATATCTTGCATAGATAACACTATAACACAAGATTGACGACGTTGCAAAATTTTTTCTTTTAGTATTTTCTTTTTCTTACTATGGTTATACTTCCATTGGTTATTTTTACTATGGTTATACTTATCCCTGCATGTGGTGCAGGGTAGTACTGCATGTGGTGCAGGGTAGTACTGCATGTGGTGCAGGGTAGACATATGAGCGATATTTCCCATACTTTTGCAATACGGTTGCAATTTGTCGAAATGTCGTGTATGCTATGAGATATGACGAAATATTACACAGTGCGACAAGTCGCCGAACATTACGCAGTAACAACGCAAACCGTCCGCAGCCTTATCAAAGACGGTGAAATTCCCGCAATCAAGGTTAAAAGGGACTACCGTATCCCGGTCGAAGCCATAGAGGCTAAAGACCGAGCTGTATTTAAGGCGGCGTAAGTGAGTAGGTTAACCGCTGAAGGTGAAATAGAATGCGCGTTGAAAGCGCACATCACCCAGATGCAGGACTACGACCTTACCACACTGCAAGAGCAAATAGAGGCATTCCGAAAACCTAAACGGAAACGTCCACTAACCGCTCAACAACGCGAGCTTGAACGGGCACGTAAACGCCGATACTATCAAGCACACCGTGAGGAACGGTTACTGCATGACCGCGAACAATACGCGAGAATCAAAAAAGAATATCCCAGAAAATACGAGGAACGCTTAGCGCAGATACGCGAATACAAACGTTCGAAAAGATTGGAGCAAAACAAATGAACGACCCTATTCTGCTGATTGAACACGGTAGGCTCACCGGCGACCCTGAATTGAAGACCACGAAGACAGGTAAGCAGATTCTGCAATTCACCGTAGCCGGTAACGGTAGCCATAAGGATAAGCAGACAGGCCAGTATGTGGATGACTGCCAGATTTTCATCCGCTGTACGGAATGGGATGTTAACCGCGCGCAAGCCTTGCAAAAAGTGTTGCACAAGGGTAGTGAGGTGCGTTTGGAGACCGCTTTCAATTACACTTGCGCGACGGATAATAACGGACAGCCGCGCGTGTATTTCGACGCTCGATTCCCGAAGATTACCGTGTATCCACCCCGTCCGCCGAAGACTCAGCAACAGCAGACGGCTAATAGTCCGTCCAATTTCGACGATTTTGGCAATAGTGACGCTTGGGGTGAAACAGCATTTTGAAAACCAAAACGCTAACGTTTAACGCGTATGGCATGACTCCCGCACCTAAAGGTAGTTACCGGTTCGTGCGGGGGCACGCCATCCCCATGAGTAAGCGTGAGAAGCCGTGGCGTAACCTCGTGGCTGATAATGCGCGTATTGCAATGAATCGGGAACAGTTCACCCAGTTTGCCAAGGATGTTCCCGTGTCGGTGCGTATCACGTTTTTCATGTCGCGTCCTAAAACCGTGAAACGTCATATGCCTACCGTTCCGCCAGACATTGACAAACTGTGCCGTGCCGTGTTGGACTCCTTGACCGATGCGGGAGTGTGGGTGGATGATAGTCAGGTGGTTGACCTAGGCGCAACTAAAATCTACGCGTCCGGGCCTCATATTGGCGCGCATATCACAGTGGAAGGACTTGCCCATGAAGAAGCTTAAACAGAACATCGGCCATATCATTGGTAGTATCGCGGCAGTGTTAGTGTTGGTTGATTTTGCGTTGGTGATGATGCTTGCTTGCATCATGCTGTTCAGACTCATTCTAAAGGCGCTGGGCTTATGAGTTTGACATGGAAACAGCTGGAAGCGTTGAGTATCCCGCATAATTCAACGCCGATTGACTTGAATGACCCTGAAATAAAAACCATGATTGCGGAATGCCGTAAGCCGCATAGTGTGCAATTGGAATTGGAGGACTTCGAAGATGGGTGCTAAAAAAGGGACGGTTAACAATCCGACAGGCAAGGGTGGTTTCGGTGACCATCCGGAGAACGCGTGTAGGGGCAGGTGGAGGAAAGAAGACAGCTACACGTACAACGTCAATAAATACGGTCGCATGACTGACATTGAACTGCAAGAGGTCATCCTGCAAGCAAAGGGCGGCGAGCTTACACAATTCCAACGTGCCGCATTGCAAACCGTGTTGGACATGCAGAAGCGAGAAGGTTGGAAGAAGCTAGTTGACACTGTTGACCGCGTTGACGGCAAAGCGTTGCAACCGGTTGAACAGACAGTTAACGGCTATGTTCCACCAACCATTAATATTGAGTTCGTCAAGGGTGATGAAGATGAAGAATGATTTTTGGACTGTGCGCGAATGGCTTGAATTCGTCCAGTATCCAGCGGAAGACATGAGTTATGCCACTGTTCGTTTTGGCCGATTCATTTGGGATAATTGGCGACGTACGCGTGGCTCGAAGACTATCCGCATGGTGAGACGTAATATCAACGGTGTGCGGTCTGGATTGATGAAAGCATATCCGAGAGTAGAGAAAGCGTATATACTCCGGCTATACATGATTTGGCGTGATAAGGAGAGTAGAAAATGAGTCTGCAAATTATCGAAATGAAGGTTGCTGACCTCGTGCCGTATGCCACAAATGCTACACAGCATCCAGCCGAGCAGGTGACGCAGATAGCGGCCAGTATTGAAGAGTTTGGTATGAATGACCCAGTGGCCGTGTGACATGACGCGGACGGTGTGCCTATCATTGTGGAAGGGCATGGCCGAGTGTTGGCCTTGCAGAAGCTTAAGCGTAAGACGTGTCCAGTTATTTGTCTGGATGATTTGTCTGACGCTCAACGTCGCGCCTATACGCTTGTCCATAATCAGCTGACACTTAATTCCGGGTTCGATATAGATATGCTTAACAGCGAATTAGCCCAGATTAAAACCGATTTACCCTCGCTTGATATGGGCCAATTCGATTTACGGATTAACGATGATACGCCGGATAACGTTTATACTGCTAAAATCGATACGCCGGTGTATACACCACAATCCGATACCCCACCCGCTCTCTCCGCGCTATATGACCATTCTAAGACCGATGAACTTTTAACGTATATTAAAGCTAACATTAAAGATACTAAGTTGCGAAAATTCTTAACGCACGCGGCTTACCGGTTCACAGTCTTTAACTACGACCAAATAGCTGAATATTATTCACACCTACCACAAAACGAACGGAAGATTTTCGAAAAACTAGCCCTCGTTATCGTCGATTACGATAATGCTATTGAAAATGGGTTTATTAAAATGACCAAGACTCTACAAGCGTTAGCAGAGGAAGCGTTAACCAATGAGGAATAGTGCTGTTTTTATTCTCACTCGTAAACGTCCGTTTAATCAAAAAACATTTAAGACACTTAAACGACAACACTATACCGGTAAAACGTATTTTCTTTTAGACGATACTGACCCAACAATATCCGACTATATTCATGAATACGGCGAACAAAACGTTAAAATATTCAACCGTGGAAAGGTAGCCGAATATACCGATAGTATGGACAATTTCACTCCGCGTACCGGCATCCTCTACTCTCGTCAATATTCCTACGAATTAGCGCGTGATTTAGGAATTGATTATTTTCTTCAGCTCGATGACGATTATACGAGTTTTCAATATCGTTTCCCGTCCAACGGAAAACTTAAAAGGAGAGAATATTCCGACCTTGACAGAGTCTTTGAGACTTATTACGAAGCGTTGGATGATATACAGCTTTTAACCTGTGTTGCTTTCGCTCAAGGTGGTGACCTTGTGGGTGGGCAGATTAGGAATCCGTTTAAACGTAAGGCGATGAACGGTATTTTCTGCAAGACAGATAGAATATGGGAGTTTAAGGGTACTATCAACGAAGACGTTAACGGTTACACGACGAACCAGCAAACCGGCGCATTATGTATGACTTATTTAAATTCCATGCTTGTTCAAACGCAAACGCAGTCAGCTTGCGGCGGGATGACTGATATTTACGTTGATAGTGGTACGTATGTCAAAAGTTTTTACAGTGTTATTGCTAATCCTGCGGCGGTTAAGGTTAGCGTATTATGTGATTATAATGCCGATATTCCACGACCCCGGTTCCACCATAATTGTGTTCAAAATCATTACGCACCGAAGATTATACCTTCGGCGTGTTTGCCTGTCTGATGTGGTATATTATTTCTTGGCAAGAAAAGAAATTGAGCCATCTATCTATATATATAATTTAATTCCCGTCTAGCATTCCCTTTCATTTTGCGTTAGACGGGGCTGGAACGTTGCGCGAGTGGTTTAAGCGGGCACCCTGCTAAGGTGCTAACTGGCAACGGTTCGGGGGTTCGAATCCCTCACGTTCCGCAATCCTAACGTTAACCTAGGATAAGCGTTAGGCGGTTGAGTACACTACTCTTGCAGTGACTCAGACGAAATATAAAAGGGCGGCTAGCGAGCATGGTCGATAGTGAGGTAACATGTGCTCTCCGGTCAACGGTTGGCGGTCGATAGGATTGCGGCGGTAGCCCGCTAAAGTCCAAGCTAACCAATTTTCCCGTGGTGTAATAGGTAGCACGGCAGTCTTTGGAACTGCTTGTTTTGGTTCGAGTCCAGACGGGAGAGCGGAACATAATAGGCGCATGCGCCTATTATGTCATTGCTTGGATGTAGTTCAGTGGACAGAACGGGACGTGGCTATTTGTCGTGTCGCAACATGACTAAGTGTCACGTCTATATGTCGCGGGTTCGAGTCCCGTCAGCCCCCGAGCCGAGCGCCTATGAACATTATTGGCATGAGAGATAATGGAATGCGCCGAAATGCTCCCAGTCTGAAGCACTGGCTGGCATGAGATTGCAACTTATGCGTGTGATAATCTCATGGCATGTAAAGTAAAATTACAGCCCCTCTAGTCGCGCGATTAGAGGGGCGTTTCCATGCCAATTACTAGAATACGTTGTATGAAGATTCCTGATGATTATTCTAGTCTTTTCTGGTGGACTCACTCACTTACACCGCCCGCCCGCTATTTCGTTTTCGAGGGTGGCCGTAGTTCAGGCAAAACCACGACCATATGTCAGTCGTTAGTGTTGCGTGGAGCTGTCAAGTCTATTCGAGTCTTGTGCGCTCGTGAGTTCCAAAACTCGATTAATGAATCAGTGAAGAAGAGTCTTGAGGACTCTATACGCATGTTAGACCTTGGCGGATACACTATCACGAAAGACTCGATAGAGCACGAAAATGGGACTAGTTTCGTTTTCAAGGGCTTGCATAATGACCCCGAAACCACTGTCAAAGGTTTGGAGGGTATTGACGTTTGTTTTATCGATGAAGCGCAATTTATTTCCAAGCATTCACTGGATATTCTTCTGCCGACTATCCGCAAGGAAAACAGTACAGTCATTTTTGCCATGAATCCTCTGACACCGAAAGACGAGGTTATGGAGCGGTTCGTATGGAATGCTAACGAGCAGGTGAAAGCGCGAACCATCCACAGGCACGTCACCTATCGTACTGCGCTCAAGGCTGGACTACTGCCGCGGGAAGTGTTGCAACAAGTGCAGGAGGCTAAAGGGTCTCCCGACTTCGCGCACATCTGGGAGGGCAAGCCGACCGATAACGTGCTTAACCGCATCATGTCGTGGCAACAATTGCAGTCCGCAGAAACCACCATCATGCCTGACGGTGGCATAACCTTTGGTGTTGACGTTGCACGACTTGGAGCCGACAGGACAGCCGTAGCAGTCAATAGGGGCGGCACTATTATCGATTTAGTCAGTTGGAACCACACGCGTTTAACGGACTCGGCGCAGACCATTAGACAACTGGCAGACCGATACAATCCAGTCGCCATTAATATTGATGACTGTGGTGTTGGCGGTGGTCTAACCGACATGCTTATTGCTGACGGATTACCCATTCAGCCGATTAATTCCGCGTCACGAGCTAAAGACAACACGAAATATCCCAACATCAATAGCGAAATGTGGTTTACTTTCGCTGAGAAACTAGTAGCCGGTGACATACATTTCATTCATTCACTGCCTGATAAAAACGACTTGTTCGAAGAATTAAGCACGCGTGAATGGAAACTCACGACGAAGAATCAACGCCAAGTGCAAGCGAAAGCGGATTACAAGGCGGCAAATAATGTTGGCTCACCTGACCTTGCGGACGCGGTTTTATTGAGCGTGTACACGCCGGTTAAGTTGACAAGTTGGGATGTTGAAGTATTATAGATAGAGCCGGTAAAGCTTTGTCCTTTTTCTTTACCGGTGGTTGGTTGACTGGGATAAGCCCTCGCAGTGATTGCGGGGGCTTCCTAGTATAATGAGAACCGTTATCAATAAGCCTATTGAAAGACGGTAACATTGTCTAAACTCGGATATAAAATCAGAAGTTTCTTTACCCGTCCAACGTCCCCAGCATTGACTGAAGGATGGACTAGGGTTAGCGGCAGTGGAACGCAGGTAATTCCACCTTATGATGCGTACGCGCAGATTTTCCCATATTCCAACGCGATTGCGGGACGTTTCGCCACTATCATCCCCTACGCTGTTGACGCTCAAGGCGAGCGTATCAACCCGGCACCTCCCGCGCTCAAAGCATTGTACGCGCCTAATGACCAATTCTCGTGCCTTGAATTCCTGAAATTCATCGCCAATAGTATTCTCACCCAGTCGCATCTTGACATTCTGGTGTGGACGAATCAAGGCGGCTACATTCAACCGGGCGGCGAGATTACGCCGGACAATATCGCGGGCTATACGTTCCTCCCACAAGATAGCAGACAGTGGGATAGCAGTCACACGACTTGGACGCATCGCGTCACCATGACCATTAACGGACGTTTGGAAACTCGTACTTTTACTCGTAATGAGACTATTGCACTCAGCTATTCCACACATCCGCTTGACCCGTCGCGTGGCATCAGTCCCGCGCAGACCATCCGCAAGTGGGCAAACGTCGATGACATGATAGCGGATTACGAGCGTGGCTTCTTCGCCAACGGCGCTGTCCCAGCTGGCATGATGGGCATTGTGTCCGCTACCGCCGACGATTTCACACGCACAAAAAATCAGCTTGAACAGGCGTTCCAAGGCGCCGGACACAATAACGGCGTGGTCTATAACATGATTCCGGTAGACCCCCTGAGCGGTAAACCGTCAGATACCGGTAAATTGGTGTGGGTACCTTTCCAACAGTCCAATAATTCGCTCGACTTGTCCAGTCTTAACGACGTGGTAAACACTCGGCTTGCAAGCGCCCTCGCGGTGCCGGATATTGTGCGCGGTATCGATAATGGACAGACCTATGCCAATGCCGAGCAGGCCGAACGAGCCTTTATCGAAAATACCTTGAAACCGCTCTGCATGACGGTGTGGGACAAATTTCAGTTCGAGCTTGACCGAATCACGGGTGGGCTTGGATACGGCATAAATTTCACCCTCGATATTCCGGCACAGACTGATGTGCGCAAGGTGCAGGCCGACACTCAGGCAGTGCAGGTCGATACGCTTATCAAGCTTATCAATGCGGGGGCGAGCGTTGAAACTGCTGTGAAGGCATTGCGTTTGCCCGAAGAATATAGTGCGTTGGAACTGGAACCGGCTACACCGTCTCTTTTCGTGAAGCCGGAAGCCCCGCAGATTGTGCCACAGATTCAGGCCTCGAAAGATGATGACGTTAAGACGGAACCGGTAAAACCGGACGTTGAAGAATCAACCGTAAGTAAGGCATCTAAGCTAGTCCGCAAGTTCTACCGTGACTTGATTGACTTTAATCTAGCGGCGCATAGTTTTGCTAAGACTGACGTGGATAGTGTGGAAATTCAAGCCGAACTCGTTGATGGTCTTTTCTCGGTCTACGAGCCGCAAATAGTCGCATACGCCAACTCCACAGGCAAGACGATTATTCAAGCAATGCAGGAACTAGCCAAAACTAATCCAGACATTGCCAAGATTCTTGACGCTTGGACGCCCTCGCAGATTGCCCAACTTGTCGGCTGGGAGACCCTGCCGGATACGTTTGAAAAGGCGTACCGCAAGCAACTGACCAAGACAGTGACCGCTGTCACCGGTACCGCGAATAAGAGTATTGCCAAGATTATCTCGCAAGGTATCAAGGATAAACTGGATTACAAGGAACTTGTACATGAATTGTACGGATTGCTTGACGATGACCGAGCCGAATTGCTGGCCGGGAACGAGTTGAGGAATGCTGAACGCTTGGGCAATCTCTACAGCGCGCAGAATCTCAGCAGTAAAACCGGCGTGACCTTGAAAAAGGTCTGGCACACTAGCGGTTTGGATGCCGGTAGCGAGCAGAAGCCGTGCCCATTCTGCGAGCATATGAACGGCAAAGTTGTGGGGCTTGCGGAAAGCTTCATGGACGAGGGCGATTCCATTGATATTGACGGTGAGACCTTCACCAATGATTATGTTTCGATGGTTACGGCGGCGGCTCACCCGCGCTGTCGTTGCACGCAGACTTACGAGGTGGCGTGATGGAAATCAAGTGCAAGAAGTGCGGAAGGTTTTTAGGCGAGACGGAGCATAGTATCCGCCTTATGCTCAAGTGTCCTAACTGCCGTGCCTATCTGCTCTATCACATCACCATGCTTAGTGAAAATCATTCTCATTAATAGTGTTAGAATCAGTGTAGAGCAATAAAGCCCCGTAAGGACGCTCAAAACGTAAGGAAATAGGAATGCAACAGACACTCACATGCGACGCGAACAATGTCAGCAGTGACGGCCACACGTTGACGTTCCTCGCCAACTCCGGTACGCGCATGACCAATGGCTACACGGTAGACCTTGCAACACTGCAAGCCCCCGTGAACGACGGCCAACTCAAGCTCGTAACCGACCTGACCGACTCCGACCGACTGACCTTGCCACTACTGCTCGACCACATGCCGAGCATCACGGCTCAAGTCGGAATCATCGAGAAACTTTGGTTTGATGATGACGGATTAATGGCTCAGGCTCGACTAAGCGACAATGAGCAAGGCCAGAACGTGCAACAGTTGGCAAGTGAAGGAATGCTAACGAACTCTTTCAGCATCACAATCGACTTCGACAATGACCCCGACGAAAACGGTGTAATCCATAACGCCGAACTAGTTGAGATTAGCGTAGTCTATCGAGGTGCCGACAGTAAAGCCGTATTCCGTAGTCTAAACAATATCGAAGGAAAAATAATGGAACTCAAGAACAATCTCACCAAGGATGAAGCACAATCCCTGATTGACCAAATCACGGACGTTATCAATGGTCTGACTGAAAAGGAAGGTGACAATACCGAGCCGGAAGAGCCGATGCAGTCCAACGAGGCAGAAAATAGTAAGGATGGTACCGTGGCTAATGGTCGAACCAATATTATCATCAACAGCGCGGGCGGTGCGCGTCAGTCTCTCGCCAAGACCAGTGACCCGCTGAAGGACTGGTTGAAGAGCGAGGATGCTACCAAGGCTTACGAGCAGGCGTTGTGGCGTACCGATAATCAGGGCGTGCAGGGCTTTAAGACTGCTTGGCGTGAGGAACTGGCACGCCACGCCTATGCCGACAATGCTTCCATTGATGAAGCTAGTGTTGGCAAGCTTGTCCCGACAAGCGTTATTACGGAGATTGAAGACGTTCTCAACAAGGCTAGCGAACTGTGGCCGCTGTATCGTAAGCTTGATGTGGACAGCTTCACCGTTGGCGCTCAGCTGGCAGGCTTGACCGATGATACTCGCGCTCACGGCTACAAGGTTGCCGACTATGGTACCTCGAAGAAGACCCAGAAGTTTAATCTGGTTGAGCGCAAGTTGGCCGCAGACTTCGTGGTCAAGTACGCAGTGCTGAACAAGGGCGATATCCGCCGCACCGACAAGCCCGGCGCACTCGTCAAGTATTTGCTGGCCGAAATGCCGAACTATATTCTGCACGCTATCGACCGTCAGATTATTCTTGGCGGCTATACCGACCTTGATTTCTTCCGCTCCGTGCAGACCGATGCTAAGGACACTTCCAGCGAGTTCGCGGGGAAGAATTTCGTCTTGAGCGCGGCCGAGGGTAATCGTGCTAATCTCGTGCTTGATGTGGTCGGCCTTGCATCCAAGATTACCGCCACCGGTACCAAGGTGCTCGTGCTTAGCCCCGATACCAAGGTGGATATTATCACTGCCGCAGATGGCATTGGCCGTCCGCTCGTCGGCTACGGTAATGATAATCTCGCCGCCTACCTTGGCGTGGATAAGGTTATTACGCCGGACTGGTGGACTGAAGAGGATGACACTAAGACCCGTGCCGTAATCATCGTTCCGGAAGCGTTCGGCATTGTCGGTGACACGTCTATTAGCGCGTTCACCAATTTTGCTCTGAAGACCAATGAGCAGGAATACCTGAGTGAAATCTTCGCTGGTGGCGCTCTGACCAAGGTCAAGAGTGCCGGTATTCTGACTCCGAAGGCTGGTGCCTGACGATAAGTGACGGGGGTAGGGTTACGACTCTACCCCCTCGTTTTTAAGGATTAGACATGACTAATATTTATGCTCGCATTTCTGACGGCGACGCTCCGGAAACTCGACAGGTCACACAAGTAAGCTTTGTTGACGACTCCGGTAAACACATTGATATTGGGGCAAGCGGCGAAATGGGTACTGTTTTGACCAAGCTACGCGCAATCACAGCACTTGCAAGTGATGCAGCCCTAACTACGGTCATTGCTAAGGTTAACGAGATTCTGACAGCTGTAGCTAAGGAATAACAGACGGTAGAATAGGGGTATCACAATAGTGGTACCCCTTTTTCTATTTCGAAAGGAAAACTAAGTTGGTTTTTATCCCGATTGATAACATTGGCGGTGAGAACGCTCGTAAATGGTTGCCGACCATTCTGCCCGCATTGCAGAAACTTTTATGTGGCGCAATGGTGTCTCAAGCTACCGGAGTCAACCCAGCCATCGTGAGTGAAGATGGTCAAACAATTGTTCTAGCCGCATGGTATAGCAGTATTACCAGAGTGACGGTTAACGATAATCCAGTCGCATTCACATTCAATCCGACTGTGGGCGACATGGATTACACTACCGGTCAAGTTGAACAAATGTACGGCAACACACTCACCCTCGAAACCAAGATTGAGCCGGGCACTGTCGTAACCGTCGCAGGAACATACGGTTTCGATACCCTCCCGGCTAGTCTGCAAGCCGTGTTGTCAGGCATGGTCAGTGCAATGCAACGACATGCGGACGAAACGGATATAATCGCCAGCAAGAGTATCGAAGACGTTAGCGTGTCCTACCAACGGAACACAGCCACGGACACACTCACTCAAGCAATCCAACCATATCTAAGCGTCATTAACATGTGGAGTCTCTGCGAGAAGCCGTTAGGCGTCGGAGGTATCGCGACACCCAACACACTGCCAGTAGTACCGTATTGGATTGGGGACGGTGACGGTCTTGGATTGTAATCCATTCAAACTTTTTCCCGACCAAGTGGAAACCGTCGAACTGTGGAAGTATGCGAGCAGTGAACGAAACAACAAGAAGCTAGCGGACGTACACGCGATAATCAAGCGTTCAACCAATTCCGACGCGTTCGGAGACTATGGCGTGCGTATCGCCACTCGCCGATTCCACCTGCAAGTCGAAGACATACCAGCAGACCTGCGAGACCCGGACATGCTGTTAGACCTGATAGTCAAAACCAAAAACCGGGCGTTCAAAATCACTCAAGCAAGTCAAGGTGACGACATGACCACTGGGAAAACACGGTTCATCACCGTCTACGCTCAACCCTACGGAAGGAGCACACTATGAGCCTACACGTCACAATCAATAAAGGCGTGTATGAGCAAGGCCGTCAAGCCATGCGTAATGGTCTAGCCCACATGCTCACCGATATCCACAAGGATGCAGTAACCAACGCCCCAATCGGTAAAGCACCCGAAGACAAACACCCCGGACTATTGAAAGATTCAGGACGTTTCAAACTCCAAGGCATGAAAGGCTATGTCGCCTTCGGTGGCGGCAGAGTCCCATACGCCAAACGACGAGAATACGAAAACCATCGACACCCCGGCACAAGATTCTACCTACATCGTGCAGTAGCTAAAGCCCAAGCCCACGCGGACAATTACTTCCAAAGGATACTAAAATGATTGAACTGGCAGTAGCATTAGACCTAGCAGAACACGGCTTCGGCACCTATGGGGAAACCATCTTCGTAAACGAGTCGCCTATCCTCGATACTGGAGCGGTAAGCAGTAAAGATGGCATATGGATAACCTCAACCACCGTAAGCAACGGCAACGGGCATTACACTGACCAACTCACCATAAGCACCCGCTTCTACGATGTAATCCGACAAGGCGAATACCTCCTAAAACTCATAGAATACATCAACACTCAACTAGTAGACCAATGCACGCTAAGCTGTCAACCCGAAAGCCCAATAATCTACCACAAACTCACCATAAGCCCCGCAAGCAGTATAGACCTAGACGCGGTAGACAATGAAGGCCACTACGTGAAAAGCATCCACTTCACCATCACCTACCCACTCCCAGATTTAAGTGGGGTAAAAGTGATAAGCTAGGAACTAAGCAGAAAACGATAATCATTCTCAATAAGGAGTAACACAATATGGCCACCACAGACTACAGTCTAATCGGCAAGAAAACCGTATACATCGGGCAAGAAGAATTTGCGCCCGAACTCGTCGGCTCCGATGGTATCACTATCACACTCACCCCAAACACGGTGGACGTGGAGTCTCAAGCCGGAACTATTAGTATTCCTACCGGCACCTATAGCGAAATCAGCGCCACTATTCCACTCATCATTCCGAACATGGCAGTACTTGGCCGCATCTTTCCAAGTCTTGCTACTAAGGGCACGGCAGGCACCAAGGTCACTTTCGGTGCGGGAGAATGCTCCGCAATCACTAGCGAGCCTATCGTTATTCATAACACTTGTGACGCAGATAGTACTAACGACGTGTATATTCCCGCCGCTCTAATTCAAAACGGTGGCGAGTTCACTATCGGTAGCACGAGTGACCCGGTGACTATCGAACTTAACGTGACCATGCTCCCTGACGAGAAGGGTTACGTTAACTTCGGTTGCAGTGACCCGTCTAAGCGTACCAAGTATGACCCGGAACAGCAGAAGTACGTTGACGTGGTGGACTCGGCAAAAGCCAACACCGTCCAGAAGTAAGGAGTCTAAACAATGTCTGAAATCGTCACTATCGATACTCGCGAACAGACCGAGAAACACACTTTCAAACTGATTACCTCCAATAATCCCGAAGGCACTGTGTTCACTGTGAATCCTATGGGTGCGGGCACGTATCTGAAGTTCATGGACAAGGTGAAAACGCTCCAAGCGTTGAACGCTCAGGACATGAGTAGTAAGCAATTGTTGAAGATTCAAAACGACTTGTGCAATCTGCTTATCCCGCTCGTCTCCCCGACCGACGAGTTTAAAACGTGGGCTGAGGAAGCGGAACAGAAATACCCGCTAGCATATCAGGCGGTTATGCGTCAGATTATGCGTTTCGTTTTCGGTAAAACGTATTTCTAATTGGGGGTAGTCAATGACGGTGCATAAGGTCATTGACGATTTTACGCCGGAGCAGTTAGCGAAGCTTAAAGCCATGCGGCAGGCTGAAAGCAAGTCTAAGGCTTCGGCGTTTTTTCGTGATGATGAACTACTACTGGCCGAGTTCGGCAAATATTACGGTTGGCAGGCTGTCCGAGACGTGCTAGCTGACGAGGTGAGTTACGAGACTTTCATAGCCTTACTTAACGCTGGGCGGAGTCTCGCAATCCGGGAACGCATACTACACGTGAATGACATGTATGTTGCGTTTGGTGCGTCGCAAGCCAAAAAGGGAGACAAAGTGTTGAAACAATATGTGAAGCAGTTGGAACGGAGTATGTGATATGGCGCAAGCGGGTGAGATTCGTTTCGATGCCATTATCGACACGAGCGGCTACGAAAAAGGCGTGAAGGACATCCAGAACGCTACCGACGAGATTAAAGAATCAGCGGAGCAGGCGGACAAGGCCACCGAAGATGTTGGCAAGAACGGTGGTAAGAACGCGCCAAGTATTAAGGACGCGTTCAGTAAAACGTTCGACGGGATTAGTGACCTTGCGGACGGATTAGGCTTGAGGCTACCTAGCAAGCTTGTGAAAGTCGCGAGTATTGGTGGCGCTCTTGCCGCTGTGGGTGGCGTGTTCAAAACCGGTATTGACTCGGCGATTAGTCAGATTGATGTGCAAGGCACTTTGGACGCCCAACTGGGTAAGGGTAGTGTGGCCGCTCAAAACGCTGGCAAGGTGGCGGGCGAACTCTACCGGCAAGGCTGGGGTGAGAGTTTGGAAGACGTGGCTAATGTCGCGTCTAATGTCAGTCAGGTGATTCGTGGTATCGGTGATGGTGATTTAAACACTGTCACGAAGGCTACGGAAGTGTGGGCTCAAACGTTTGACGCGGACGCGGGTGAGAGCGTACGTGGTGTGAAAGTCCTTATGGAAAAATTCGGTTTGAGCGCTCAGGATGCTACCGACCTTATGACCAAGGGTATGCAGAATGGTCTGAACTATACGGACGAACTCGCTGATAATCTTAGCGAGTATGGTGGCCGGTGGGCTGAAGCCGGTACGTCCGCGCAAGAATATTTCTCACTGCTTCAGGCTGGCGTGGATAGTGGCGCCTACCAACTGGACAAGGTGGGAGACTTCCTTAATGAGTTCCTTACCTCTCTGACGGACGGGCGTATCGAGCAGAGTATTGGAGAGTTTTCGAAGGGGACTCAGGACGTTTTCAACAATTTCAAGAGTGGTAAGGCCACTGCGGAAGACGTGTTGAATGCTGTTATCGGTGAAATGGGCACCATGACCGATAAAACCAAGGAAGCTAGTCTAGCGTCAACTTTATGGTCTAGTCTTGGTGAGGATAATGCGCTTGGTATGATTGAAGCTCTCGGCAACGTGCCGAACAGTTATGAAAATATCAAGGGTGCTACAGATGAAGCCGCAGACAGCACAATGAGCATCGGTCAACAGTGGGAAGCGTTCAAACGTACCATGAGTGGCACACTGGGTGACGCGTTCACACCATTTGTTAAGGGCTTCTTAGACGGTTTGACTGATATGACGAAGAAGTTTACCGACTTCGTTAATAACACTGATTGGAGTGGGTTAGCCAATATTCTGGGTAGTGTTGGTAGTGTTGTCGGCAAGGCGTTCGAAGCAGTCGGCAATTCAATCCAGCCAGCGCTTGACCTCCTGAAAGCATTTTCCGATTGGTTTAGTGCGAATAGTACGTGGATTGTTTCGGCACTTGTTGGTATCGGCGCCGGTTTTGCTGTGTTCAAGACCGCGCAAATCATTAGTACCGTGGTCGGTTTTCTTCAGTCGTTCAGTCTTGCGGAAACTGCCGCTACAGTAGCGCAATGGCTGTTTAACGCGGCTATGGCGGCTAATCCGCTGGTGTTGGTTATCACGCTATTGGCGGCGCTCGTAGCTGGTTTGGTTTACTTTTTCACGCAGACTGACGCGGGTAAACAAGCATGGCAGGACTTCTGCCAGACCATGCAAGACTTGTGGCAAAACCTTTGCGACTTCTTCCAAAACATTTGGGATAACATTACTAAGTTTTTCACCGACGCTGGGACGAACATTCAAAACGCGTGGAATGCTGTCACAGATTGGTTTAGCGGTATCCCCGGCAGAATCAAGGGTTTCTTCAACGATATTGGCGCATGGTTCGGGAGCAAGTTCCAAGAAGCCAAAGACGCTATTGTGAACAGATTCAATGAGGCAGTGGGCTTCATCACGGGTATCCCCGGCAGAATCAGGGATTGTTTCAATGGCGCGGTGAACTGGCTTAAGGATGCTGGCGGTAATATCGTTCGCGGCTTGTGGAATGGTATCAGTGACATGTTTAATTGGGTGCGTGATAATATTCTTGGCTTCGGTGGGAATATCGTCAAGTGGGCTAAGCAGGCGTTGGGTATTCATTCTCCGTCGCGAGTCATGGCCGAAGAGGTTGGCAAGTATATTCCGTCCGGTATCGAAATGGGTATCAAGGCTAACACTAGTGGTTTGATGGATTCGTTGGACTCGTTGAGTTTGGATATGGTTGACGCGGTTAAGGTGCCGACTACTACTACTGGCTCACTGCCGGTGTTTGATGCTTCTTCGAGTGGTGTCACGTCCGCATTGCCGTCCACTAATATTGTGATTGAGAAAATGCAGGTGCGTTCTGATAATGATATTCGTCTGATTGCTCAGGAATTGAACCGTTTGCAACGTCGTGACTTGAAGAGGGTGTGAAATTGAGAATCGTTTTCAATAACACTGATTTAGCTACCGTCCTACCTGACACCGTGCTTTATATTGGCAACGTTACGGGGCGTGAGTTCGTAAGCCCGGACGTTACCACGGTAGCATATAAGGGTGCGCATGGTAGCCGATTCGTCGGCAATCGTTATCCCGCGCGTGATATCAAAGTGGAAGTAACCGTTATCGGCTATTGTTTCCAAATGATGCCATCTTACGCGTCTAAGCTTATGAGCGTGTTGGCAACCGACGTGCCCGCTAGCCTGTCTTTCAGTGACCAAGAGGGCACGTATCAGGCTATCGTTAGCGCGATTGACTTGGAAGAGCATGAGACTTACGCGAACGGTACTATCACGTTCACGTGTCCTGACCCGTTCCGTTATGGTGCCCTGTATGATATTGATTTCGACACGCTCCCGACTGACACGTTGCACACCAATTACAATGTCGAACCGGTTTTTAATCTTGTGGTGAACAAGTCCGCCAACAATTTCAGTATGAATGTTAACGGCTACGTGCTCACTTTGGACATGCAAGTCGCTCAGGGTGACGTGATAGTGGTCAACAGTGAGACGCGTACTGCTACCGTTAATAACAAGCTGACAGTATTGGAAACGTCCGGCACGTTTCCGAAATTAAGGCAGTCGGGGAATACGGTTAGGTTCTATCCTGACTGTGGTGGCAATGGTTCGTATACTGCGAGGTGGCTGTGATGCTGGCAGAAGACACTATCACCCTTGTGGGATTGCAAGGGCATGAACTTCGTACGCTCAGCCCGCGCGCGGAATGGACGTTCGACCAACGTTCCGACTCCACTAATCAGCTCACCGTCACTGTTGGCACGGATGAAGCAACCGACGTTGTGGGCGACATGGAACTATTATTCCAACACCGTCGATTTGTCATTAACGAAGTGAACCGCACGCGCGACACGGAGACGTGTGAGATTATCGCGGATGAAGCGCAGGCTGAAATGGCTTCAATCGAGGTTGAGTCATTCCAAGTTGAGAAGGCGAAGTTGAGTGCGGCAGTCACGCAATTGTTGTCTAACACGCTTTGGACGGTTGGAACGATTGAGGATGATACGCGCACGATTTACGCCGACCTGCAAGGCAAGAAGGTCACGGAATTGTTGACGTGGTTGGCGAATCAGTCTAACCAAGTGTTATCGTTCGATTCCGCGCATCGTAAAGTTTCGTTTATCAAACGGGATATGACGCCTTCCGGTGTCGTGTTTAATTATGATGTCAACATGGCAAATCTTAAGAAGACTGAGACGCCGCCGACTTGCACGGTATTGCATCCTATCGGCGCCAACGGGCTGACTGTGGCGAACGTGAATCATGGCAGTGAGTTGGTTGAGGACTTCGGCTGGTACACGTCTTTGGGCATGAGTGAGAATGAGGCGCGTGCCCGATTCACGAAACGGCAGGAATGGCAGGACGAACGTTACACCGTCGTGCAGAATCTACTGGATGATGCGAGGAAGAAACTCTCCGTGTCCGCCTATCCGACGCTATCTTACGATTTAACAGCTGTTGACGGTATCAGTGATTTACGTTTGGGTCAGCAAGCGTACGTTTGGGATAATGTGCTTGACGTGCGCGTGTTGACAACGGTTAGTGTTATTCACACGTCCAGCGTTCACGATGACGATAGTGTGACATTGGATTACGTGCCACCATCGTTTACGATTGCTACCGATGATACTACCGGCGATACTACATCCACGACGGAGGCTAGCGTATTCCAAGCATTCAACGACACGGAATATGCGCTAGGTGATACGGCCACGCGAGTCCTGCCGTTGAGCATCAATGTTTACTCGGATACCATGCTTGAGTGCAATCTATGTCTAACCGTCAAAACCACGACTGCTGGACTGCTTGAAGGCTATTTTCTTTTGAACGGTGAGAAGGCGGGCCCGCGTATCATGCAGACATGCGCGGAAGGGTACGTCACTATCGGCCTCCCGTTCCTGATTACAAACGTTTCGAGCAATGACCAGACAACGCTTGACTTGTATCTTAAGCATGGTGGTGCTGGTAGTCTCGCTATCAATGACGCGCAAATCTATATTTCAGCTAAGGGCGCGTATGGTGGTATCATTAACGAACGTCCTGACCGGCGTGTGGTTGACGCTGTGGAACGTTTTAAACGCGAATGGCGTAACGTTGAGGGTGCAACGTCTATCATATTCCCGGAACGCAACGACACTACTGTTACTGAGGTGGTGGAACGGTTTAAGACTGAATGGCGTGAAACTGAAGACGTTGTTAATCCGATTGTGTGGCTTGAGGATAAGACGCTCACAATCACTAACGCCGAGGATGATACCGTGTTTACGCTTATCCTGCCGGACAAGAGTCAACGTGAAATGCATGCTGTTGTTGACGGGGCTACCACGTTTGACTTGAGTACGCTTGGTTTGACTGGTTCGACTAAAATTATAGTAAAGGAACTTGACGTGAGTGTCACGGTGACGCTTTGAAAGTGAGGGGAAATATTTTGAACGAGTCAGTGGAACGGTTGAATATCATGCCGCACGTGAAAGGTCACGTGGCCGTGGATGTGATGGAGGATGGACGGATTGTAGACCATGCTGAGCATGATAATTACGTTAGCCCGTTCGTTTATGACGCGTTACGAAAGTATGTTAACGCGCATTTCATGATGTTGCATGATGGAACGAATTTGTACATGCAAGGTTCCGCATTTGACCGATATGCGCTGAATAGTGTTTTTATTCTGACCGACTACGCGGGGCCTGTCAATACTCGGGAACGTGTGATTCATGGCACTCCACTGAGCTACGGTTATCATCAACATGTTTCCAATAATACGAATGAGTGCAGTTTTAATCAGGTTGAATCATATCGCAAGGCGAACTCGTTGCGTTTCGTGTTTGATTTTTCAACCTCGCAAGGCAATGGCACGTTTCAAAGCATTTATAGTAGCCCATCCACGAGTAATCCAAACTATTTTGCAGGATACAAGCTTTTGGCAAGTAGTGATGCTCGTTGGTTTACTGCTTACTGTGATGGCAAAATTTACGTGTCGAGCGAGGATAGTCTTACCGTGTTCACGGTGGATGATTGGATTACAAGGCTTAACGGTGGTGAGTGGGATAGGCAAACCGTGCAAGTTCCTAACGCCGGATTATATGACAATACATCTTTAACCGCGTATAATCATTCCATTTATTGGGTTAACGGCCAGTCTGTTTGCAGTGCGCCGGTTTCTGATTTAACTAACGTGACAACGCATAATATCGGAGATTTTGGTGACAATATTTCTTACTCCGCGATTCGTAACTCGTTTTTCATCTCTATTTCGAATACCGAGGTAAGGGAATATTCAACCTCGTTCGAGGTCAAGAAAACCTTCACTGGCGATTATGGGAGTTCTTTTATTGCTGCCATGCCGGAGGAAAACAGTGTCCTAATCGGCACTCGCGTATATGATATTGATGATAATGCCAACGCGTTGAAACCATGCGCCCGATGGCAAGATGCAGAAAATTTTTTTGACATGTCGTTTATAGGCGGGTTCGCGTTAGCACATGGCGCTTACACGTGGACTGGTTTGTATCTTGGCACCCAGTATTTCAGTCGTGCCCGATTGGACAAGCCAGTGACGAAGAACAGCAGGCAGACAATGAAAATCACTTACGATTTCAACATGCCCCCGATTGATTGGGAGCATTGATGGAGACGGCAATATTGTGCGCCATCCTCGGCAGTCAAACGGTGACCATCCTCGTACAATGGGTGTTAAGCAAAATCGATGCGAAACGCAACCCATTACGCGATGGCGTGAAAGAACTCTTGTTCTGCAAGTTGAAACAGTTCGATGAACAACGGGAACGTAACGGGTTCGTGCCCATCGCGGATAAGGAAACAGTGGAACGTGTCTACACAGCCTACCATGCTTTAGGCGGTAATGGTGTGGGCACTGAGATAACTAACAAGATTCGTACTTGCGCAAGCAGTAAGGGGGAAAAATGAAACGAACACCTAAACATAAGCGTATCAAGCGAAGCATGGTCAAGCCGGTTGCCTGTCTGGCATTGAGCGCGACTATTATGCTTTCGCCTAGCGTGGCGTTGGCGAACATGAATGGAGTGGACGTGAGCGGATGGCAACCCGCGAACATCACGCGCACTATTCCGGCTGATTTCGCTATCGTCAAGGCCACCGAGGGTGTGGACTTCACTAACACTTCGTGGGTTAGCCAGATTACTGGCGCTATCGAAACTGGCAAGATTCATGGACTGTACCATTATGCGAATGGTGGCAGTGCGATTGCGGAAGCCGACTACTTCGTTAACACGGTAGGCTCTTATGTTGGCCGTTCCATGCTCGTGCTGGACTGGGAGAGTTACCGTAATGTCTCGTGGGGTAATGGTAATTGGGTGCGTCAGTGGGTTAATCGCGTGCATGAGCGTACTAGTGTTTGGCCGGTGGTTTATGTGCAAGCTTCTGCCGTGTGGCAGATTCCGCAGGACGTGCGCCAACATTGCATGCTGTGGAAAGCTCAGTATGCGAGCAATGCCGTCACTGGCTATCAGTCTCAGCCGTGGAATGCTGGAAGTGCTGGCGAGGGCATGTTGCAATACACGTCTCACGGTATGCTGAGTGGCTATCAAGGTTTCCTTGACCTTGACTTGTTCTTCGGGGATAAAACCGCTTGGGGTCGGATTGCTTGCGGTGAACGTAGTGGGTGCGTGCCTAATTCGTTCGCTAATACTGGCACCACTACCACGGTGAAGCATGATACGCCGAACACTACGTCTAATGGTGATGTGAATCAGATGGCGAACGACGTTATCGCGGGCAGATACGGTAATGGCGCGACGCGTCGCGCACTCTTGGGCGGATATTATGATTCGGTTATGAGGATTGTGAATAATCGTTTGGGATGCGGTACGGCTCAATCCTCTGCGCAATGCGTTTACGTTCGGTCTGGTGACACGTTGAGTTCGATTGCATCACGCTATGGTGGTAGTTGGACTGAGTGGACGGGCTACCGCTCCGGCAATCCGAACATCATTTATGCGGGTGAGCGTGTTTGCCGTCGAGGGACTAACGTTTCCACGGGGGGAGCACGTCGTTACACTGTCCTGTCTGGTGACACGTTGAGCGGTATCGCGGCGCGATATAAGATTAATATGAGTCAGATTAAGGGTTATCGTTCAGGCAATCCTAACGTGATTTATCCGGGCGAAACCTTGTATTGGTGATTGGAGTAAATTATGGATATTACTCAGGCTGAGACTATCGCGGTCGCTATCGTCGGTTTGGTTGCTCCCGTGTTCGTGCAGGTTGTTAAACCTATTCTGCCGGATAACATGACAGCCTTGTTTAGTCTCGCGGTTAGCATTGTTTTGGGCATGTTAGCTATCGCGGCTGTTGGCGGTTTCAACCACGGTTATACGTGGGGTGTTCTGCTTGTTGCTGTTATTGGTGTGTCGCAGACGGTTTACACTGCTGTTAATCAGGTGATGGGCGGCAAGCTTGGGAAAACGTTTGTTGACGAAAACGAGTTAGCCTAGTATAATGTGAAGTGCTGAAAGTTTTGGCGATTGACTTTTAGTGCTGTCATTGATAAGCCGCACGGTTTCCTTTCACCGTGCGGCTTCTCCTTTTTTAAATGTCTTTCAACCCGTCCCACGTTTGCACTGGAATGCTTTCTGGTCGTGCGAATCCTGAAACGATTAATCCCAGCCGTTCGGCTTCTTTCACATTCTCGTGTACCCAACCGTGGCAACCGGTGGTGCCTGACCCGCAGAGGGTTATGAGGTTCGAACTGGAATGCATTTCAGCATAGGGGTGCGAGCGTAAGCGCCGGTGGTGGATGGAGTAGCCGAAGGGCGTGTATCTTATGTCTCGTCCGCATCTCACACACCGGTAGTGGTCGCGTTCCAAGACGTTACGCCGGGTTTCTTCGGTTGGATTATTCTCTTTTGGTTTGCCTTCTTTCGCTAGCATTATTCCTCCGATTGCTCCACGCAAAATTCTGCTAATTGCGCGAGTACAACCGCCAGCATGGCGTAGCTGTTCTTGCTGAGGGTTTCGGCTTCACCAATCGTGTAGGTTTGTTTTTCATTATTGGTGGTGTAGCGTAGTTTTTCTTCCACCATTGAGTCGGCTAGTTCAACGCTGACATGCACAATAAGTTCTGGCATGTTTTTCATTTTGTTCCCTCCCTTGGTTGAAATGATGCGACTTGTTCGCCTTCATCGTCAAAAATTGTTGCGGCGTCTCCGTGTTCCACTGTTTTTCTTGCTGTGGCTACGGCTTGGCTGAATGTGGCGCATACATAATCGACGCCGTTGAATCTTACTACATACATGTTTTATTCCTTTCAGTTGGGTGCCCCGCCCTTGCGGGCGGGGCGGGGGGGGGG